TATTGTTAAATTTCATAGTAACATGTTTTATTGGTTCGTATTTGTATACATCATCACTTACAGCCAAAAAGAACATTTCCTTAATAGGATTTTTAAAGTTAAGCATACCAGATTTTTTAGATTCACCCGGTTTAAATTTGAATTGAGACATTTGGAGTTGGGTTATAACGTATTCTATGGGACGCGTAAGTAGGAAATTCTTTTCATCATCTGTAATAAAAAAGAAATCTGTTATAAGTGAAACCTTTTTAATTGATGATGAAACTACTGAAGGTGGTTCAGATATCGTACCATCTATTCTCGTATGAGATACAGTGACATCTTCAAGTTTTTTAAACTTTATACGTACTTCTACCAGTTGTTTTGTTAATGCACATACGGGTATAGCTAAACTTGGGTTTCTAAAGAAATAAAAGGGTAAAAATAGACTATAATCCCAATCGTACGTTACGTCTATATAATTACCATGCCCCGTTAAGAAGTAGAGTGTTTGATCAATATCATCTTTATTACTGTGTATTTGATCATACATGTAAATATAATCACCCGTTATTCTCTCTATGGTCTGACCACCGATAACGAGATCAGCATGGTCTATTATTTGTGCACCTATAGATTCTCTGTACCGAAGATTTTTCACGTTTATCTGACCACCCATACCGTTGTGTACATCACAATAATAGTATAAAGTTGATGGTGCATTCTCTGGTACGACGTATGTAACAGTAGATGTACCTGGGTCTATAATACCATCTGTATATTCTAAACCACCGTTATGTCTACCATCTGGTGTTAATGAAAACCTAAACGGGTGACCAGATGCGTTCACATTAAAAGTATACGTCGTACCTTCATATAAAGTCAACGTTGCCTTTGGTGTACCATCTATAAAGTACTGACCACCAGCAGCAGTCACTGTAAAAGATTTATCATGTGCCGTTGGTTTAGGTAAAGTAAATTTAAGCATTGTACTTCGAATAAGATCCCCTTTATTTTTGGGTATACGACATTCTACCGATGCATCATAATCAACATCACCATCAAAAGGTGTTTCGATAGATTCAATTGAAAATTTAGTATGTCTCCTAAAATTCATCAGGAAATATGAAAACTCGGGTTCCCCAGTAAGCCATTGGTCCTGGATACCCGTGATAGCAAGGTTTAATCGACCAGCCATTCTTACTTTACGTGAGTAAAATTTTATGAAATAAAACGACACGATATTATAGATGAATCTTCAGTTGAGAAAATTCAAACCCGAAAAAATGGCAGACGATAAAGTTTGTGTTTTTATAGGTAAACGTAATACGGGTAAATCAACCTTGGTTACTGATATTCTGTACCATAAAAAACATTTACCAGCGGGTATCGTTTTATCAGCAACAGAAGAAGGTAATCATTATTATCAACAGTATATACCAGATTTATTCATATACGGTGATTACGATAGAGAAGCTATTGAACGTGTAATGGATAGACAAAAAAGATTAGTTGGTGCGGGTAAAAAAAATTGTGGAGCCTTTCTTCTTTTAGATGACTGTATGTATGATTCTAAGTTTATGAAAGATACATGTATTCGTCAATGTTTTATGAATGGGAGACACTGGAAGATATTTTTCATGTTAACTATGCAGTACTGTATGGATCTACCACCCGCACTCAGGGCAAATATCGATTACGTATTTATTTTACGTGAAAATATTATTCAAAACAGGGAAAAATTATTTAAAAACTTTTTTGGTATTTTTCCATCTTTCGAGATGTTTAATAAAGTTATGGATTCATGCACAGAAAATTACGAATGTTTGGTTTTAGATAATACATCTAAAAGTAATAAAATAGAAGATTGTGTCTTTTGGTATAAAGCGACACTTCGTAAAAACTTCAGGGTTGGTGCACCAGAGTATTGGCAAACACATAAAAAGATGTTTAATCCAAAACATGGAAACATGAAAGTAGGAGATCCAAATTCAGTTAAAAAGAATACACCTTTTAAAGTTACTAAAAGAAAATGATGAGAACAATTGCTAAACGAATGTATACAACTTTAAATTTACATACACCTAAAAATATGACTGTGGTGTATCCAGCTTATAATGAATTTAAACCAGATGATAGTGACGATGGGTATAGAATATTAATTGATGTATGTCATCATACAAAAACTGTCTATATAGATAACGATATGTGTGATTACGATAAATTAAATGATTTACCCAGGATCATAAAAACATTTGGATGTTTATACCCAAACTACACTCTTCAGGACAATGATGCGTAATCATTTAAAATCAAAAAAATAAGTACATATAAATGGCGACAGACGTTAGAACGATGAATCTTTCAGATAATGGCGACGGTATGGTTTCCTTAAATAATAATCAAGGGACATCTTTTGTGCCGAATATCAGCCCTGAAAAAAATGTGAGTGAAAATAAACAGACAATGGACTCTACTTCAATTTCCGATATTATGGGTCAAGCCGAGGAACCACTCGAACCACCAATGATGGGCACCGACCCAAGAATGGCGCAAATGCACATGCAAGCTCCAATGATGATGGCACAACAACAACCAGTAGCACAACAAACGACTGAAAAAAAATCCGAATCTAAAAATCCATTCAACCTTACTGATGACCAGTTCCAAGCACTTATTGTAGCTGTATGTGCTGCGGCGGCAATTAGTAAGCCAGTTCAAGAAAAACTTGCAAACTTTGTCCCATCGTTTTTGAACGACCAGGGACACCGAAGTGCAATCGGCTTAGCGTCGACCGGTGCGGTCGCGGCGATTGCCTTTTACCTTGCGAGAAAGTATGCTTAAATGGCATTATAATGTTTATACATTCTCTTTCCGAAAATAAAATAGGAAACGAGAAATCCGAACAGTAAACCAACTGCGCGAAGTCCTAGAACAGTACCAGTACTCTTCGTAGTTTTACCATAATCTCTAAAATCCTTTTCAAACCTCTTATTTATATTAGAAACACCCGCAACCATACCCATGCCCAATAAGGTTGATATAACTAAAAATGGTGCATCTATAGCCAAACGGCCAATTAAATTACCACCACGTGGTAATATAGTGATGACTAATGGTGTAACGACCATGATTATAAACATATTTATCCATTTATCGTTTAAAAGTAGTGGAGCACTTGAAGATGCGAGTAAAGTGTTTAGTAACAAATACGCTTTCATTAAATCGCCGAACGATTGCATTTTATTAATACCAAACATTATTTATCCTGAATGTGTTTACCACAAAATTTAGTTCTTTGTGATATTTCCTGGTATATTCCTAAAGAAACGCATATTGTTCTAAGTTTATCAAAATTTTTCCAAAACTCTTTACTGTGCGAATATTCATCTACAGTGCAGTGTGCGAGTTCGTGTAACAAAACGTGGAATATTTCATTAGGTTTTCCATCGATACACAAACCTATATCACTACCTTTACTCACATTGTATCCGATAGACCCATTCATACGCCTATGTGCGGTAATTGGAATTTCTTTACATAACATTTTGAATTCCTGATTATCTGTTTCCTTAAGATGTTCCCTGAGTGTCCTGTATTTTTCACGAACATCTGTTAATTCCTGTGGTTCCCTCGTGTTTATGTATAATAACACGTTTATGATAAGTAGAAGTATGGCGAGTATCATCTTATCATAAACATACATAAAAATTGAACCTTAAAAAATAGTAGAAATGATACGCAAATTTATCGATTTTTTAACGAAACCCGAACCACGACCTGTTCTGGGACGGTGGGCGGTAAAATCATGTAATGAACTACTCACATCCATAAACTCTGTGTACCAAAACCGCGACCACTGTGGCGATGTAATATGTCACGAACCCAAAAAAGCTGACGAATATATTAAAACTAATAAAAAGTAATTATTTCTTATACACAAACCTAAATTTACTATACAAATCCGAAACCGGGTTCCCTTTAAGATCTTCCCACAGTGTTAAAGTAAACCCCAAATTTTCCATTCGCGTGAATAACATATCTTTATGCGCTATTGGTTCGACTTTTGGTCCGTCGGCATAATACGGCGTATCGGCTAAATGGACGTATAACTTTTCCCCAAAGTTCCCCGAACTCGTATGTTTCATTAGAAAATAGTTCCCTAACTCGTCTTTTACGGGTGTATTCATGATAATCTTATCGGAATTCGGTATGATCCCTATGAATTGACCCCCGGGTTTAAGTCTATTTTTAATTGCTAATAAAGACGTCTCGAATAATTTGGGTGATTCGAATATATAGTGTAACGCAAAGTTATAACATACGACGTCGTATTTCCTTTGTGGACACGCGAATATATCACCTTCATAAAAATTGACGCGTATTTTCATATTCTTTGCGCGCGACTTAGCCTCCTTAAGCGAGTCTGGATTTGGTTCACACATGCTTATATTTGCACCGGCATGTTTCCACTTTTGGAGATCACCACCGAATCCACATCCTACATCCAAAATACTGTCGCCTTCGCGGGTAGCCGATTGGATGAGGAGACGCTTAGACTCGTTATGGTACTT